ATCTGTCACATCTGTTGTACACGTTCCCCATAAAAATAAATGTCTAGTATCAGCAGAAACCAAATTAAAACGAGAAGCTACCGGTACTGTCGCACCGAGGCTCACGGCCCTTACGCTTAAACCTGAAGAACTATCCCATTTATAAGTTCCACCATCTAAAACAGTTGCTACTAAATCCTCTCCAAAATTATCTAAAGACCAATTTCTTCCTTGAATAGTTACACTAGAAGTAGCACGGGGTGTTCCCCATGTGCTTAATCCCCATGTTGCTACTCCCCATCCATATCCATAAGTAGAAGCTGTTGGTCCCACATTAATTTGATAATTTGCAGTAACCGAACCTCCCCCCGCTGCGGTTGATCCTGTAGCATTTGTTGGAAAAGTAATTGTGTAACTGTTGGCATCTATAACTGTTGTTATTTCAAATTCATTATTAAATTCTAAACCGTCTACTGTATTAGTAGCACTACCATTTGTAAAAGTAACAAAATCTCCTACAATAGCTCCGTGGGTTGCATCTGTTACCGTGACTCCTGCACCTCCACTTGTTGTTTCAAAAGGATTAGTTAAGGAAGCTGTTTCTCTAATAGGAGTAATATCATGAACACTTCCTTCTGAATAAACATATAGTTTTCTGTCTGTTCCTAAAGCTAAATACCGTGTACCATTAAGACTTATCCACGAATGTGTATCTCTTACTACCCCAATAATGGTTTCATTAGGGTTTGGAAGATATTCCCATCCTTTCCATCTTTCTGGTTTACCGTAGTGAAATCGTACGAATTCTGAATCGGTGTATCGTCGATCATCTCCTGCCGCATAGGGGGAGTCTTGTTTATCTACACCAGGTTGAAATTTTAAATCAGTTAATTGCATGCAGAATCATACTAAATTATTTATTAAAACTGTGCAATAATTGATATTCTTGGAGTAAGATTATCTGAAGCAAAGACCAAAGGAGAGTGCCATATACCTGATTTAAAGAAAACGGCTCTATTTCTATAAAATCCTACGTGTGTATTTAACTCAACACCATCTTTATTAGGCACATAAAATCCAGTTCCTTTGTTTATTTCAGGGGCCCCATCTACATATAAAATCATTTGATTTTCAATATCTTTATGCACATCAATGTGAGGATAAGCTTCTTTTTTAGGCGCTAATGTAAAATATAAAATACGAAAGTTTTTAACTTTAAGGTTTGTTTTCTCTCTTATGTTCGTTTTAATAGTTTCCATTAATTCTTTTTCATGTAAAATATTTTTTGAAAACCAAACGTGTTTATTGTTTTCATCTCCATAATATAAATCTTGACTACCCCATTCTATTTTTGATGCATATTTTAACGCACTTTGAAAAATGTCATGTGGTAAAAAATTATCTATGATGTGAATATTAAAACTTGTCATTTACTTTGCGGTAAAAATTGAGTTCCTACATTACCTCTAAAAACATATGTTCCGTGATGATTTAACCCACTAACAACATCAGCATACACACTTCCCCCTATTTTCTGCCACAGTCTACAAAATGCGTAATCTTCTGATAAGTATCTTTTAGTTTCAGGTTCAATCATAGTATCAAAAAATGCATAATTCCAATCAGATGTGTCATGATAACTGAATTGAGTATCGTGAGGTTGATTTAAATGTTGATCGGATTTAAACTTTAAATCAGGATAAGCTTTGGCCATCTTTTCAAATACTTGTCTTTTTATCAACATAAACCCTGTAGCACCGTCTATAGCTTCTATAAAACCTTTTTTAACTTCAATTCTTTCAGGATTTTTTACACTAAGATTATATTCCAACGAAGCTGCATGAAGTTCATCTAAATCAATATCAGGATTATCAATAACTCTTTTTTTTACTTTTCTCCAATCTATAGCTTTTCGTGGATATATTCCTGCTACTACTTCTTCATCTAAATCTAACATTCTAAAAACTGATTTTTCACTAAATCCAATATCAGCATCTATAAAAAGAAGATGTGTATAATTACCTGGATCATCCATAAATAATTGAACCAAAGTATTTCGAGCCCTAGTTATTAAAGACTCATTCCCAATAGTTCCAAATTGTAATTGAATATTATGTTTAGGAGCTTCATTAACGAGACGTAAACAGCTTTTAAAATAATCAGCAGTAATCATACCTCCATAACAGGGAGTACCTATAAAAATTTTAGTCAAAAGATTTACCTCCAAAAAAACCAACGGATGCTATAATTCTAGGAGTTGATGATATTGATTTGTGTCTAATTCCTTTAGGTATGTGAAGAAAATCCCCATGTTCCAATAGATAATCTTTACCAGTATCTGTCATTCGATAGATAGTTTTACCATGCATACCAATTAAAAATACATCTTCCGTGTCTATATGTGACATTCCTGTGTTTGTAACAAAAGAAAAAAATAAATCGACTCCGTCTCTTGTTTCAGGAGTGTACTTAAAGATTTTATACAAAAAATCTAAAAAAACAAAAAAATCAGCATTAGTTTTATGAACATCTTTAACTTGCCAAGTAGCGTTAAAATTTACCAAATTACTTTTATTAACAACAGTTAGAGAATAATCATCAATTAAACTTGCAAGAATATCAAAATTATAATTGTTTAAATTTTGAGTAAATTTTTTTACATAAGTAACTTTTTTGTTTTTAATTCTTTTTATATTTTTATTATTTAACAGCATAATCCACCTTCAAATATTCTATTTTCTTCAACCAACCTTTAGGTATGGCAATTGCCCCACCTCCTGTAATATCTTCTTTATCTTTGCTATATGAACGCATAATAACTATTCTCTCGTCATTGTTAGTTACCATCCACCCTACTTCTTGGCAAATAGCTAAGTGAGCATTTAATACGTCTTTTATATCAAGCCATCCAGTCTCTGTATCACGAGCATCGACCCACGTTACACGGACCATTGGAACTTTATTAATATCTACCATTTAGTATCATGTTCTTTATAGAATATATTAAGTGTATATCTGTTAGAGCTATCTCCAAAAGATTGTAAATCCGAATGAGGTATTTTCATTCCGTTAAAGAACAAAGCTCTATTCTCTATAAAACCTATATGCGAAGACAATTTATTGTCATGCATAAATCCTGTTCCGTTATTAAGAAGTGGTTCGCCTTTTACAAATAAAAGAAAATTTGCCACATTTCCCTTATCATGGTCAGTATGAAATAAAGGCTCTTTGTTATTTTCTCTTAAATGAGCACTCACGGATATTGGCTCAAGGTTTCTATGAGGAAAAAAATAATCTTTTATTAATTTTAACAAAGGATCACTGTGAAAACTGTGAGGAAAAGTATGTCTCTGACCATAAACCTGACCTTCTGGGTTTTTTACTCCACTATAATTTATTTTTTGAAATGTTTCTTGAAGAGATTCTAATGTAGCCTCATCTAAAAAATCATCAACATACATGACAAACTTTGTCGCTTTATGATGTTTCATTATTTATCTTTATTATAAAATTCTTTTCTTTTTGCAGTTTCAGCATTTCCTACTTGAGGAACATTTTCTTTTTTAATTAATTCTAAATTAAAAGATACCGATCTACGTTCTTCGTTTTGTGTTCTAAAAGGATAAACACCATGTGCTAACCAATGAGGAAACAAAAATATATCACCAACCTTTGGTGACTCTTGATGTTTGTGACCACTAAAAGTAGCTGCTTGACCATTAAACCAACATATATCTCCTACGGTTGGATAATGATCTTCTCTTGCATATTCTTCTGGTAAACTTTTTGGTACTCGCAAATACATTACACCTGATAATTGACCTTCGTGTATATGAAAAGGATTAAAGTCTCCCGCCCATTGGCTCACGGACCACATAGATTGAATAACCATCTGACCAACAAATTCAGGACTAATAGTTTCGTTTGCCGGTGGAATAGAAATATAACTCTTAACCATCTCTCCTATTAAATTTATCATAGGTTGAGCGTCAGGAGAACCTAACCACGCAGGATCATAACGTGTTTCTTGTTTAACATTACCTGCTAAATGAGGCGCGTGATCAAATTCTTTTGAATATTTTTCATCACTCATCATTTCTGATGCTTTATCATCCATCAATTTAACTAAACTGTCAGGCATTTTTCCTCTAAGAATAGTAGGGCCAAATGGTCTAATAGCTTCAAATTTTAAAACTTCCTCTTTCTTCTTTGCCATAACTTCCTTTCTACTTACAAAATATGTATTGTCATATAGCAAATATTTCCCTATAAATATACTATTAAATAGGCTTACAA